GACTCGTACCCAACAAGAATGTCAGGTCGCCAATGGCACAATCCCAGTTAGTTGAGTCCGGTGCATTGACCTGACCGACACCAGAAACAGTAGAGCCAAACGATAGATCCTCTACTACATCACTGGTTACATCAAAATCAACCACTACTTATCCAATCTGGGTATAGGTAACCCCCCGCACCTCACACATGCGGGGGGTTGAGTTAGTTGGGTTTACGAGTTGGCGTAGCCGTAGACGGTCACAGGATCGTGGCTACCTCGTCAGCGGTGAGGCCAAGAGCCTGCAACTTCTCTAACGCTGACGCTCTCGCAGCCTCCCGCGCCGCCTTCGCCTGCTCTTCAGCCGCACGCTGCGCTTCAGCAGCAGCAATATCGGCCTCGCGTTGTGCTACTTCCTCAGCGGTGGCGAGGCGTTCCTCTGTCCTACCGTCGGGGTAGGTGGTGGTGATGGTCCACGGTTCCATGATGTTTCCTTACTGTGAGAGGCCGTAAATGGTGAGTGCGCCGGTAATGTTGTTTGCGCTTGGATACAAAGTGAAACCGTCATAAGCGGTAGACAACGAGTGTGTGCCTGCGTATTCCGTAATCGTCGCATCATTGTAACTCTGCACGCTAATGGACCTATACGCTGTTGGCTGTGCCAACGCAGGACCGTAAAGGTAAGTGTGAAAGCCTTGCGGTAAGGTGTTATTAAAACTACTCCACCGACTTGATGTTGCACCTGTTTGTCGGGAACTTGTTACATTAGTTCCTTCGGCTTCAAGATATTGTCGTGCGTAATTTGCTCCGGTTGCATCCGAGCCGCCGACTCGCCAACGATGCGTAATGGCGCTGCCAGATGTTGCAACGGAACCGCGCACCACCACTAGGTAGTTGTCGTGAGTTGCCGAGAATACACCATTCACACTCACGCTCGTCGCCGCCGTGAACACCACCTTCGCGCCAGTCAACGACACACCAGAACCAGCAACCGACGACGGAGTAATAAGTTTCAACCCAGCAATCTCAGCCATGCCTACTCCTCATACCCAAAAACGTGAACGTTGCCGGTGGCGGCATTGGTGTCTTGATAAAACGTAAGTCCGTCATATGACGTAGACAGCGAATGAGTATTTGCGTTCTCATAAATGCGTGCGCTGCTGTTTCCATCAACATTGACTGATCTGCCTGCTGTTGGCTGCGCTAACGCTGGTCCATAAAGGTGGATGTGACAACCGTTCGGAGCCGTTGCACTTAGATAATTGTAAACGAAATCGTCAGCACTACTAGAGCGTCCACCAGTCACACTTGACCCGTTTACGTTGATGTGCTGCGTCGTGTAGTTGCTGCCAGTAGCATCAACACCACCTACCCTGTACCGCAATCTTCCAAAATCGCTAGTACCCATGGTTATCGAAACAACGACTAGGTAGTTGTCGTGGTCACCCGTGAACACACCATTCAACGACAACGAAGTCACCGCCGAGAAATCCACACCACCATCAGCGTTGATCGTTGCACTCGTACCGCTGTGCGCGATAGAGGTGGGTGTCATGCTGACAAGACCATCACCAGCAGCCATTACGACCTCACCCCATAGACTTGAAGAGCGCCTGTCACAGTCGCAGCCGAATTGGTTAGAAACGTGAAACCGTCGTAAGACGTAGACAAAGAATGTGTTACGGCATACTCAATAATTCTGGCTCCACCACTTTCACCAACAGAAACCACGCGAGAAGCAGTAGGCTGCGCCAAGAATGGACCGTAAAAATAAAGTCCATCACCATTTTGTAACGAAGGACCAAACAAAAAATTATTGGCCTGCGTTTGGCTTGTGTATCTTGCCGCACTCACAGCCGTAGATTCTGCAACCAACTCTTGCACGGTGTAGTTAGAGCCACTCGCATCGCTACCAGACGCACGCAACCTATAATACAAGTTTGTGTTAGTGCTAGAGGTTCCACGCACACTCACAACATAGTTGTCGAAGTCAGCCGTGAAACACCCATTCAACGACAACGACGTAACCGCTGTGAACGTCACCTGACCATTGGTGAGAGTCGCTGACGTACCAGCATGAGTGATCGTGTAGTCAGTCAGAAGCACCATGCCGGGAGCGTTCGCAGTCCACACCGAATCCGAACCCAAATACAAAGCCGCAACCTCAGACGACCCCAAACGAATCGCATCAAGCGCAGTCGAAACAGCCACTCCGATCAGCCCACAATGACATACAGGGTCGTCGCGTCAGGTGTCAAAGCGTCATACTCCGCCTGCGTCACCTCAACAACATCCGTCACCGACCCGTCACTAGCAACCTTGTCAGCGACAGCCGCCGTCACTTCCGCATCCGTGGCAAGCGACTGACTGCCGAGGTCAGCGAGATTTCTTGATCGTGTCATTACTCTCCCTTAGCCGATGCGGTAACGAACGATGACGATTCCGTCGGAGCCGTAGCCACCCTTATGGTTGCCGCCCGTGGCCCAACTGCCAGCAGCCCCACCACCGCCGCAACCAAATCCGGTGGCGTTATTGCCGTCACCGCTATTTCCAATCTGCCCGTCACCGCCGCCACCTGTGCCGCCAGTTCCTCCGACCGCTGACCCGGCTGATGCATTTGTCACCGTGACACCGCCAGCACCGCCAGCAGCAAACCCGCGAAGCGTTCCATCAAAACGAAGTTCGATGCCGTCGCCGCCGTCACCGCCCTTGAGGGTTAACAGATCGTTGTACTGCGGCTTGCCGTCGGTTCCCGGCCCTGAGTAGCCGCCGCCGCCACCGCCGCCCCCGATAATGCCGTAGCCATCCCCATTCGGGGTATGCCCAGAAATCGTTGTAATGCTTGCCGTATCAATAGGCGATGCGTTGCCGCCCTGATTCCCTTGGCCCGACGTTCCCGTGCCGCCAGACTTGTTCGTGTTTGATCCAGATGCGCCACCCGAACCTGATCCTCCGCTGTGAACATTTCCCGACGAATTTGTGTAACCGCGTGGGGCGCAACCACCGCCAACAGCAGTTAAGGAGCCGAACGTCGAATCACCACCATGACCTATGTTCGTGTTCGTTGCTGATGCTATTTCAGGAGTTCCACCGACTCCGACAGTCAGGCTGTACGTTGAAGCGGTCACTCCGTAGGAGTATTGAAGAATCAGCCCAGCGCCTCCACCGCCGCCCCCTGCATACCCCGCGTTCGTGTTGAAGGGGGTGATGTACTGGCCTCCGCCAGCACCACCACCAGCGCACACAAGTAGGTCGATTATTCCGGCCTGCGAAAACGTGATATCAAACCCCGGCGACCCAGAGGCGTAGTTCCATTCATGCACGCGGTACGTCGCACCATTGACCGTGCCAGCCGTACCATCACCAGTAAACGTGAACGGTGTCACGCCGCCGGTCTGTGCGCTCGCATACGCCCAGTTCTCAGGGGCCAGCCCAGACGTAACTTGAGTAGAACCAAACGGGTTCTTTAGGCGATCAATAGCCATTTAGGAAATCTCCGATCCGAACAATGCGAACGTGAGGTTCGCGTTACTCGCGCTCACGCGCACATACTTGTTAGTTGCATCCAAGGTCAGACCAAGAGTGAGGCCGACCGTCTCAAAACCCGTAAGCACATCGTTACGAACGATGTACTTGCTCGTCGCTGGTTCGCCAGAGTTGGAATCCGAGATAGCGACCGTGTAGTACGCAGCCGTGTTGCTGCGGTTACAGATCGTGAGCGTGGACACGACGGCTGCCGTAGCAGACGGACAGGTGTAGAGCGTGGAGTGCTCAAACGCTGTTAGCGTGCCTGTCGCTGCTGTGCTTGCAACATCGGACGCAACAGAAGCGTAGGAAAGAGTCGTGCTGGTGACAGCGGTAACGGTGAAAACACCATCAAATGCTGCGTCAGCGGTATCCATCGCAACGCTAACCTGCTGGCCCACGCCAATAGAGTGCGAAGCACTCAACGTCAACGTAGCGACGTTGCTCGTCAGTTCTTTGTTCGTGACTGAGAGCGATGACGCGCTTGACGCTGCCTGCCCTAGCACTTTGTATGTCGTGCCCACTTAGGCTCCCATCAATAAAATTGGACTGAAACCCGCACTTGCAAGTTCCGCTTGAGTAGCAAACAACGCATCAGCCTGTGCCTGCGTGTAAGTGTTCGCCACCGAGAATGAAGCGAACGCGACCACCAACACCTCATCACCAGCGGTTGCACCGCTAGCCAGAGTCACCGTGTTCGTGGAAGTCGTATAGTCATCACCCGGCGACAACAGCACACCGTTCAGGAACACCTGAAGAAGTGCGCCCGTAAACGACAGCGATACACCATTCCGGTCATTACCCGTGAACGCTGTCTGCGAGGCCGTAGCCGTGTACTCGTAAGTGATAATCGACGCTGTTGCAGCGGCACTCGCCTTGATCCAGCCAGCACCGTCATAGACGTACATGCCGATCTGCTCCGACGTACCCGTATTTAGGTAGAACAACGCACCTTGAACCAGCGGGTCACCGTCATTGTCCACAGTCGGGGCCGAGGCTTTCGCCCCTAAGTACCTATCATCAAAAGAGTCCAACGATGAAGCGGCAGCCGCAGCAGAGTTCGCAGCACTCACCGAACTGGCAGCAGCGTTCGTCTCGCTAGTCGCAGCGTTCGTAGCAGACGTAGCGGCATTAGTCTCAGACGTTGCCGCGTTCGTTGCTGACGTAGCCGCAGCCGTAGCACTAGCGGCAGCGTTCGTCTCAGACGTTGAAGCGTTACTCTCACTCGTAGCCGCGTTCGTCGCGGAAGTCGCAGCATTAGTTTCCGACGTAGCGGCGTTAGTTGCCGACGTTGCAGCGTTAGTCTCGCTCGTGGCTGCATTCGTCTCACTCGTAGCCGCAGCGGTCGCGCTCGTAGCAGCGTTAGTGGCCTGCGTGGTCGCCTGAGTCAACTGGCTAGACATGCCCGTCTCAGCCCAGTTCTTCGTCACCGCATCCTGCGCCAACGTCGGGTCAGCAAGATCCGTGATCTTGTTCGACCCAGCATCCAAGTCGCCACCCAGCGTGGCAGAAGTCAGAGTCTTATTCGTCAGCGTCTGCGTATCTGTCGTACCCACCACGGCAGAACCAGAACCCGTGCCATGCACGTTCTCCGACGCATCCTCATGCTGACGAGACTCGCTAAAGTCACGGCCCGAAACACCATGCTCAACCTGAGCGCCAGCGGTGTGTGATACGCCAGTCGTTCCATCCACGCCACGAGTAACAGTCAGTGTCGTACCGCTACGGCTCGTCACTTCCACGATCTCTTCATTAACCGTGTCCTGGTCAATGATGAGTGTGTAGGGGGTTAGCGACGGGAAACCAGTTGCAGCCGCTACCACAACAGATGTTGCCGATGCGTTAATGTCAGAAGTCAGAGTCGTGCGCCGAGCAACTGACGAGTAATACCGAGAAACAGCCATACTTCTTCCTATCGGGTGTAGTGGCTACGGGTTGGGTAGATTCGCTGCAATCCTTTTCTTTCTTCATCCAGTCTGAGTTGATACAGTTGCAGCATGTACCTACCAAGTTGGCTAGACCCACCAACAGGTCGTGCACCAGCAGAGAAGTCAGCCTCACTTGACATGCCAGACAGGTGGGCAGCATCAAAGAACGGAACCATCCGGTATGCAGCCCCCAGTCGCACTAAGTCCTCGCAAGACCCCGGCAGTCCAGTCACCGTAGTAAACGAATCCGTATCGTTAGCGAGGACCGTAGGCTCTTTGCTGTACACAATCTTGATTGTGCGACCAGGAACAATGCCGTCATAGATGCTCAATGAAACGCCAGTAGCGAACGAGCCAGTGCTTGCGTCACGGTCTAGCGACCACCGACGAATAGGTAGCCACTCCTTGGAAGCGCCCGTGGTTTGCCACATTACAGACAAGATATCCAGCGTTCCCGCAGGTAGAGCGTAACTGTTGACAGCGCCCGTGTAAGTGACCGTCGTCTCAGCGACAGCAAACAACTCAGGGAACACTGACCGAATAGAATCGTTGATGGCCTGCTTTACCAGGAAACGAGGGAACATCGGAGATGAAATAACCCGCTCACCAGAAGCGTGGGTGGCGGCAGTAGTGCCACGGAAGCCACGACCGTAAGGAGGAACGATCATGTTCAGTGAAACATCGTCCACTGAGTCGATCATCAGAAGTTCATCACCGATTTCAACCACACCACGAGACATAGCCGAGGTGTCAGCGATCTTAAGAGTCAGGTCCGTGTCGGTAGCCGACTGCGTAAGGTATGTGGACTGATCCTGCACGGTAGTAAAACCATGCAAGTAAAGTATTGTGGAGTCAGTGATTTCACTGAACGTTGCCACTTAGACCTCCACCGTAGTTTTGTTTACAAACTTAGCCGCCTGCTTACTGACAATCATGTTTGCTGGCGGGTCACTTGATGCGTTGTAGGGACGACCAAGCAACTTAGATGCAGCCTTGGCTTCGTCTACCTTTTCTTTGGTAGTACCACCGGGCGTAATACCATGCTGCCGTGCTTCGTTAAAAGAGTTCAGGTCAGTCTTAGTCTTTTCGTACATATTCTGCAACGGACTGTTTGTGACTGCACTTACCGTTGGGTTCGCATCTTTCAGACACTCCGCGTAAGAAGAGTGGTCCTTAGTCTTGCAGCCTTCTCTACAGTTCATTCGACACTCACATAGTCGCTATACCCGGCAGCAACGACCGCCGCGTATTCGTCATCGGAAAGCACATGCCTGCGACCACCACCAAAGTAGTAGTCGGCATCGCTTATCTCATTTTGGGATGGAAATTGTGTTAAAGTTCCTGTGGTGGAAGTAATAAGTAGCGACTGCCCAACGGGTATTGAGTACCTGCTGAATAGAAAGTGGTCAGTGTAGATAGTGTCCACTGTAGGCAGTGTCAGTATGTACGCCACTTTGTTCCTTCCTTGTGTTGAGGGGTTGGGCGGGGGTCACCGCTATATGTGACCCCCACCCGAATGTCAATCTCTTAGGAGATGGACGAGGACGACTCAATGCGGTACAGAGCCTCCTGGCGGTACACGCTCCAACCCTGGAGGGAGTACCAGCCGACAGGCCGGAAACGCATCAACTTGTCAACGACCGGGCCGATAACGACACCCGGCTCAACAGCGGTAGCCTCTGCGAGAGCCTGCTGTCCACACACCGTGGTGCGGTACACAACCTCGCTAGAAGCACCGTCTGCTGCGGAAAGCGCACGCGGGGTTTCCACGACGTAAGCGCCACCGTACACGCCAGTCACAGCGTTGAGAACGTTGCCAACATTCGGCTCCGTGTACTTACGGATGTCCTCAAACGCCAGCGCACCAGTCTCTGCACGCAGGTCATGCGCGACGAGCGGGTGCATGTAAGTGGCGTAGAGTCCGTTGTCCTTCGGAACAGCCTTGCCAGCACGCAACTTGGACACAGCCTGACGCAGATCCGCGCCAGCGATAACGTCCTCCGCAGCAACCGTGACGGTGCTGGTCGGAGTGGTAGTGCCACCAGTGGCGTACAGCACGTTAGTGCCACCGTCAAGAACGGTAACAACCAACTTGTCGATGCTGTCCAGCATATTGTAGCCAACGATGTTAGCCACAGCAGGGTCAACGTCCGAGAACGCGAACTCGCCCAACTTGCGGGTGTTCAGCACGGTGTTGCCGTACTCGTTCAGGGTAACCGAAACCGTCGAAACGTTGCTAACCGCAACTGCGTCGGGGTCGGTGGTTTCCGTCAGAGCAGTGGTAGCCTGCGCCAGATCGTTGTAGAGTGAGAACACTACAGACGAACCGGGCATAGCCTGCTGCACCGGACGCTTGTCAGCGAGGGCACGGAATTGGGGCTGCGACCGGAGAGCGAACTCAACGTAGCGGTCGTATGCGGCCTTGACAAGTCCTGCCATCGCAGTGGTATCAGTGTATGCATCTGCCATTTTCGATTCACCTCCTTCAGTGAATAGTATGTATAGTTACTTGCGAGGCTATGAAGCCTGCGGCCCAGAAGCAGTACCAAACAGCAACTTGTTCAAAGTCTCTGCACTGTCAGCACCAGCGATCAAACCTGCGATCTGATCTGGGTCATTTGTAAACGGTTGTCCCGATGACTGTGTTTCAGCAATACGGGACAGCGACTGCATCTCAGGTGAGAGTGCTGCCGTAGGCTCACTTGTAGCCTCGCTGGTTTCCTGAATACCAAAGATTTCTCCGTACTCAGACAACCAGTTTTCCACATCTTCCGAAGTGGTAGCATCCTTAGGAATAAGTGCCGCAACCTTTTCCGGCAATCCCTTAGATGCAATAACGTCCTTTACAGAGCGTTCACGGATAGACGATTGCATGCTGTCCAACTGCTCCGCAAGTTCCTTCTTCTCAGCCTGCAACTTCTTGTAAGCCTTGCGAAGTTCTTTCATCGCGTTGCCATCGTTGGCTTCTAGATCGTCGTCGTCCCACTCAAATTCGGACATATGTAACTCCCTTACTATTCATATAGGTGAATCGTTACCCACATCATCAACCGGGGAAGAAGATGATGGCTGTAACTACCGGGCTGTTGCACCGCCAGGGCCGGTCGGTCTGGCTGGGAGTGGACATGCCCCGAATTGAACGGGGGTTAAAGAACTAACGCAGGAATTCTCACCGCGAATTACAATTCTTTCTCACCTGTCATGCCCGTATTCAGTTATATAGAGCGAGGTCGCTTCAGTGCTGCCGACCGGATAGCCGACCTACCACCAAAACGTGCACGTTCACGAGACTGCAAGCCACGAACCTTCTCGCGTGCCTCTTGGTCAAGATCCAGGCGAGACAATGCAGTCTCTTCCTCTGTCAATGTTGTCTTTTCGATATCTGCCAGTCGGCGTGTAGCCTTCTGAATATCGGACACCTCAGTCAATATTGGCTCAATGGCAGTGCCACGAATGTCCTCACCACCACCAACAAACTCACCAATACGCTCAGACACACCAGCACCAAACGTCAAACCGGCACGCTGTGCGTAGCCACCAACAATGGCTGCGTTAGCACGACGCTGGATCTGGGTCGTGGTGTTCTCTGGGTCAAGGACGTACTGCGTCAGTAGTGCTGGATCAATGCCGTAGAACTGTTGCAAACTGTCCCGTACTTCTTGTGGTGTTTCCGCGACAACTCGTTGAGCATCAGTAACGCGATCACGGACCTCATTCACCGACAAAGAAAAATCAGAGACAAGGCTGGCTATGGCATCGTATTCTGTTTGAGTACCAGAAGTACCTAGATAGTCACGAAGCCCAGCCTCACGGAATACCTGTCGATACTGCGTTTCAAGGTTTAGATACTCCGCTTCATTGCGAATATCAGTGATGCCTCTTTGCTGTAAACCTAGTAGACCTTTAAAGCGAGTCTTGTATTGTTCAGTTTGCTTCAGTTTTTCAGCAATAACAGCAGTGTTTCTGCCCCATGTTCGCACCAACTCGTCAACTTGGTCTGCAAGCCCTTCCATGTTGTACTCACGAAGAACTCCAGTTAAGAACGCTTTTGCTGCCTCTCGCTCTGC